CGATTGCAACAGGAACAATCAGCAGCATGGTAAAAAGATGCGCTGACAGTCTGAGTGAAACAGTAGGTAAGATCAAGAATAAAATGATCGATTCCGCACTTGGACATTTCGATGAAACAGGAACCAGAGTGGATAAAAAACTCTGGTGGGTTCATGATGCCTCAAACTGTGAATACACCTATCTTGATATCAGTCCCAAACGTGGAAATGCGGGCATGGAACAATGCGGTGTTCTCCCGGAATTCAAAGGGATTGCCATGCATGACTGCTGGGCTTCCTACTGGAATTATCCGGATATTCAGCATGCAGTCTGCTGTGCTCATCTTCTCCGTGAATTAACGGGGATTGATGAAAATCATCCTGAACAGAAGTGGGCATCTGCATTTATAGACCTTTTACTGGAAATGAAAAAGGTCAAAGACAAAGCTGTAGAGAAAGGTAAGGACTTTCTGAGCTATTATCACTATCATAAGTTCGATAAAAAGTATGATGAACTTATCGGACAGGCTCGGAAGGAAAATCCACTTCCCGAAACCACAGAGAAAAAACGTGGTCGGAAGAAAAAAGGAAAAATCCTTGCCCTGGTAGAACGCCTTGCAAATTACAAGGCCTCAGTCTGCCTTTTTATCCATAACTTCAATGTCCCGTTTGATAACAATCAGGCGGAACGAGACCTGCGGATGATAAAGGTGAAAACAAAAGTATCCGGATGCTTCCGAACTGAGGAAGGTGCCAGAGATTATCTAAAAATCATGTCCTACGTTGGTACGGCACATAAGCAGGGGTACAATGCTTACGAAGCAATCAAAAATGCGATCTCAGGTCACCCTAATTTCATCTTTGAATAAGGGTGGTTCTGAATAGTTACAAAATTATAAATCTAGACTTTTTCAAAATATTCCCTTCCACTTTCTTTAAAAAATTTAGTAAGAGTTCCAACCGTAA